CTCAAACCCTAAGCACCCATAGAATGATATCAGAGAATCTTCACAATTCAACTTAACCTTATAACAGTTATTAGCTTTTGCCACTGCAACACAATGCTCTACAATCTGCTTTCCATAACCTTTCCCTCTATCTTTTATACTTGTAGCCACATCTTCTATATGACAGCACATCCTATTATATCTTAATTTTACTTCTAATAGAATTGTTGCTGTAGCTACGACATTATCTTCTACTATTCCCAGATAGGTTATAACATCTTTTTGTCTATATCGCACAGAATCTCTTATAGACCTTACATTCTGCACAACACAATCTGACTTATTTAATACGCCCACACATTGTATATACTGTTTTATATACTTGTCTTGCGTACTTTCGTCTAAAACCACTATATCCATATTATTATAAACTTTTTATCGACAACCTAGCTTATAAACCCTAGATACCCTATTGGCTCTTTAGTTATTAGTAGTTGGATCTGTAGATAGAGCCTGATTATCACTTATAGAGACAAATTGCTTTCTTCTACCTTTAGGCTTAACAATCCCTAATTTACGCCTTTGTCGCCTAATCATGCTTGTTGTAACACTACTATTTGATATTTGACTTAGTTTTGTTGCTAATTCCACATCGCTCATAGAATCCTTATTTTGTCTAATGAACTCTAGCTCAGAATTTTGCCATTTTTTATAAGTGGCCATGTTTTGTCCTTTTTCGTGTAAATTATATTGACGACTTTAAGTTACATGTTACTATAATAAATAATTGATCACTTTGAGCAAGGAGAAAAAATGCAACCATTTGAAGGTACTCCAGTAGAAACCATCCTACATACGAAGGCTGCAACAGATCTAGATGTATCATTGGATTTGGAAGCTAAATCGACCGCATCCATAAATGAATTATTACATGACAAAAAAAACAACAAAAGTCACTCAACAGACGAAGAAAACGAGGACGAGACAGAAAGCTCCCAAGAAGACACAGAAGAATCCGATCAAGAATCAATCTCTCAAAGAGAAAAAACACAATAAAGATTCTTACTTAAATGGTGTCTGCGAGAAAGAGTTTTTAGAAGCCCTCGAAAATATAACTAAAAGATTGGCGATTAAGTTCAAATTTGGATACCACGAAATCGACGATATGAAACAGCAAGCAGCAATCTTTGCTATAGAAGGCTTGAAGAACTATGATAAATCAAGACCTTTAGAGAACTTTCTTTGGACACATGTTAGAAACCGCCTATTTAACTATAAGCGTAATAACTATCAACGTCCGGACAAACCCTGTCAATCTTGTCCATTCTTTGATAAAAATTATTCTAAATCTGACAATCAATGCCTGGAACACAAAGACAAATTAAATTGTGAACTATATTCCTCCTGGTTTAATCGTAATGACGCCAAGAAGAATATAATGCAACCACAATACATATCTGAAAATCAGAATATTACATCTTCCCTCTCAAAGGACTCTTTTCTGCAAAACTTAGAAAACAAAGAGATTATAGTATTTTTAGATGATCATGTAGAAGCCCAATATAGAGAAGCCTACCTTAAATTAAAACACGGATCAAAAGTCCCCAAATCTGAAGTAGTTAAATTACAAAAGTATATTGAATCCCTTATAGAGAACTTTAAATGTCTAAATCAAAAATCCCCAAAAAAAGAGGCCAATTAAGCCTAGAGGAAGAACAGTACATAAAGGATAATATAGACAAATTATCTATAGAAGACATATCTTCCCATTTAAACCGTACAACTGGCCCTATTAAAAAATATATAGATAAAAACCGCTTACTCTCAGGAGAAGACGATAAACAGGTAGAGTTCCTTAGATCTAAATTACATAGTAAAACCTTCTGGAGTGAAATAGTAAAACAGTTTGACGAAACCACTGGTGAACTACTATATTTTGAAAATACATGGATTGGTCTTATTAAACAGTTCAGGGAAGACGTACTTCCTGCAGAAGAATTACAAATAAAACAATTTATCACCATAGACATTCTTATTAATAGGAGTATGAAAGAACGCAAACGTCATATTAGTGAAACCGAGAAGCTACAGAGACAAGTAGATGTTGAGTATGAAAAGAAAGAGGTTGATAGAGATCTTAACAGGTTGGCCAATTTAGAAACCCAGTTGAGTTTTGCAAGAAATAGCATTGCTAACTATACTAATGAATATACCAAATTACTGGCCGAACAACAAAAGATAAGTAAAGATTTAAAAGCTACTAGAGAACAAAGAATCAAAAGGGTCGAAGATGGAAAAAGTAGCTGGGTAGGACTTATACGCATGTTAGAGGATGAGGAACTAAGAGAACAACAAGGAAAAGAAATGGAGATTCTTAATATGGCATCTCAAAAATTTAAAGAGAAGTTTTCTGATTTACATAATTATGAAGACAAGCAGGCAGATCAACCATTTCTATTACCAGAAAATCAGGAATAATATTATGAAAACAGCTTTAGTAAGTGGAATCACAGGACAAGACGGATCATATCTGGCAGAGTATCTATTAGAATTAGGATACAAGGTAGTAGGTCTACATAGAAGATCTAGCAATAATAATACTAGCAGAATAGATTCTTTTTTGCAGCATACGAATTTCATTCTTAATGAGTTCGATTTGACAGACCCTTCAGATTGTGGTTCCACGCTTAAAGAATATCAGCCTGACGAATTTTATAATCTAGCCGCACAGAGTCATGTAGGAACTAGTTTCAAACAGCCTACAACTACGTTTGAAATAAATGCCGTAGGTGTCACAAATGTCTTAGAATCTATTAGATTGCATTCTCCGCACACTAGATTCTACCAAGCTAGCACAAGTGAGATGTTTGGGCGAAATTATTTGGTTGATGCAGATGGAGAGAAGTATCAAAACGAAGAAACTCATATGCTTCCTCAGAGCCCATATGCGTGTTCTAAACTGTGCTCTCACCATATGGTACACATATATAGACACTCTTACGACTTGTTTGGTTGTAGCGGTATACTATTTAATCACGAAAGTCCTCGCAGAGGATCCAATTTTGTCACAAGAAAAATTACTATATATTTAGCAAAATTGATTAATGGACTAATTAATAAAGATGAAAAATTAAGACTAGGTAATATTAATGCGTATAGAGATTGGGGTCACGCTCAAGATTATGTTAAATCTATGCATATGATGTTAAATTACGATAAACCAGACGATTATGTTATTGCGACAGGTATAACTCATAGCGTAAAAGATTTTTTGAAACAGGCTTTTCAATTATTCGATTTAGATTATAATGACTATATAATGATTGATCCTGCCTTTTATAGGCCTTGTGAGGTAGAATTTCTAAAAGGAGATTCTACTAAAGCTAGAGAGACTCTAGGCTGGAAACCGGAGTATGATTTTGAGAAGTTAGTGGCCAATATGGTGTATAGTGATTTGGATACTTTTAAAAATGAAAAGAAACTTCAACGATCCAGTTTATAAAAAATGGCGTAAAGCCGTTTACAAGAGAGATAAATTCTGTTGTAGATGGCCTAATTGTAAATCTCGTTACAAGATAAATGCACATCATATTAAAACTTGGTCAGATTTTCCTCATTTGAGATATGAAATAAATAATGGAATTACACTTTGTAAACAACACCACGACATGATTAGAGGTATGGAAGATCAATATAGTACTGCTTTTTTGAAAATATTATTATCGGATTCTCAACTAAAAGACAATAAAGGAAAAAAGAAATGATAAAACTAGAAAATAAAATTACTATTCAGCCTCCTCCTTATACGGAAGCAGACAAAGTAATCACTCCTGACGCAATAATAATTGATGAATTAGATGTTATATATCACGACCAGCTTTCTGTGAATACAATAGTAGCCACATTCGCTAATGTTCCAGGAGAATTTGTTGTTTTAAAAGGAGATGAATACAAAGCTTTAAATGGAGAAATTAGCCATGAGATTTTACAATACAAGCTATTGATGCTTCTGGGAGAAGATGTTGAAAAAACTCTTAATAATCAATTTCCTAAAACTTTAGAGCAAGATCCTAATGGTCCAGGAAGTATCTTAACCAATATGATTAAAACCATAGGCATTAAATCTTCTTCTAATTGCAGTTGTCGTAAACACGCTCTTGAAATGAATGATAAAGGCCCAGATTGGTGCGAAGAAAATATAGGAACTATATTAGCTTGGATCAAAGAAGAAAGTACTAAGCGTAAACTTCCTTATGTTGAGTTTGTTGCTAAGTCTATAGTGCAAAGGGCTATTTATAAATCTAGAAAGATTAAAGCAGCTAAAGAGATAGATGCTGCTAGCACATAATGAAGAATGAAGACTTTAGAATTATCGTAGATACCAGAGAACAGCAACCTTGGTCTTTTGAAGACTACAGTACCAGTATAGCCAAACTTGATACTGGCGATTATTCTATAGAGGGTCTTGAGGATACCATATGTATTGAAAGGAAAAAGTCTGTTAGTGAAGTAGCTAATAATATTACAGAGTCTAGATTTAAAGACGTTATTAATAGACTGAAAGAGATTAAGTATCCTTTCGTATTATTAGAATTTGATTTATATGATGTATTAAGATATCCTGTAGGATCTAATGTTCCCAAAAGAATGTGGAGTAAAATTAGAATATCTCCAGCTTTTATAATGAAAAATATATTAGACTTAGAATTAAAACATAACATTCATGTTATTTTTTGTGGAGATGAAGTTAATGCTAGTAAATTAGCTGGTATGATCTTTAAAAGAATGTATTATCATATTTCCAAGGAGTCTACTAATGATTAATTATGATAATGCTTGGCTAGGATTAGGAGATTTATCTAATGTGGACATAGAGAATCCTATGATCCATAGAGCTAAAGAAGATATTGAAACTCCAGATATTCATTTAATGAAAATCATGAGGAATACTAACTATATAGGATCTACCGTTAAAATGCTTTTTGGAATAGAATTACATCCTATACAAATGGCTATATTACAAGAATTTTGGGAAAGACCTTTTCCTATGTTTATAGCAAGTCGAGGTTTTGGTAAATCGTTCTTGATGAGTTTATATTGTATGTTAAAATGTACATTTGTTCCAGGCACTAAGATTGTTGTAGTAGGTGCTGCTTTTAGACAGAGTAAGATTATATTTGAGTATATGGAAACTATATGGAAAAATAGTCCTGTGCTCAGAAGTATATTTACAGGTAATAATGATGGGCCTCGTAGAGATGTTGATCGTTGTACTATGAGATTAGGAGACAGTTGGTCTATAGCTATTCCTATGGGCGACGGAAGCAAGATCAGAGGTCTTAGAGCTCATATTATTATTGCAGATGAATTTGCTTCTATATCTCCAGAGATATACGAAACAGTTGTTGCTGGTTTTGCTGCGGTAAGTGCCAATCCTATAGAAAATGTAAAACAAGAAGCTCGAAAAAAAGCTATGAAAGAAGCTGGGTTGTGGAGTGAAGAACTTGAGGAATTAGGAGATAAAAGAAAAAGTAATCAAGCTATTATATCAGGCACTGCAGATTATGGATTTAAACACTTTGCTCAGTATTGGAAAAGATATAAAACTATTATTGAAAGCAAAGGAGATGCTACCAAATTACAAGAATTGTTTCAAGGAGAGGTGCCAGAGGATTTTAACTGGAAAGATTATAGTGTTATTAGAATACCATACGAGCTAATCCCTAAAGGCTTTATGGACGATAAGCAAGTATCTAGAGCAAAAGCAACTATACATACAGGAATATATAATATGGAATATGCTGCTTGTTTTGTTAATGACAGCGAAGGATTTTTTAGAAGAAGTCTTATTGAAAGCTGTGTAGCAGGAACATCTAATCCCATAAAGATTGGAGAAAAAGAGATTATTTTCGAAGCTAAGGTTAAGGGAGATCCTGATCTACAATATATTTATGGCATTGATCCAGCTTCAGAAAAAGATAATTTTTGTATAGTTGTTCTAGAATTACATCCAGATCATAGTAGAGTTGTTCATGTATGGACTACCAATAGGTCTAATTTTCAAGATAGGCAAAAAACAGGACTAGTTAATGAACATGATTTTTATGGTTTTTGTGCAAGAAAGATTCGAGACTTAATGAAAATTTTTCCTTGTGCTAGAATAGGGTTAGATGCTCAAGGAGGAGGTGTTGCTATAGAAGAAGCTTTGCATGATCCTTCAAAGTTACAAGAAGGAGAAGTTCCTATATGGCCAGCTATCGACCCCAATAAATCTAAAGATACTGACGGGAAAGCAGGTTTACATATTCTAGAATTGATTCAGTTCGCAAAAGCAGATTGGACAGCCCAAGCAAATCATGGACTACGTAAAGATCTAGAAGATAAACTATTGTTGTTTCCTAGATTTGATAATTTAAGCATTGGACTATCTATGCTTGATGACGGTAGAGATATTATAGATTCTGACAATACAAATATTTACGACAATCTGGCAGATTGTATTATGGATATTGAAGAATTAAAAAATGAATTAACCACCATTGTCATGACACAAACTAGTAATGGTCCTAACGCTAGAGATAGATGGGATACTCCGGAAGTTAAAACTCATGGAGGAAAGAAAGGAAGATTGAGGAAAGATAGATATAGCTCTTTAGTTATGGCGAATATGTTAGCTAGACAAATACATAGACAAGAAGCACCAATATCTTATGATGTTATTGGAGGCAATTTAAGAGATAGCCAAGCCAAAGACAGCGGAGAAATGTACAAAGGCCCAGATTGGTTTACTTCTGGTGCAAATGGAGACATTTATACCGGAATTTACAGATAATTAGTGTATAAGATATTAATCCCATTACAATCCCATTACAAAAGCAATACAATGTCAGAAAAACCAGAAGATAAAGATCCTATCAAAAACGCCTCTGTTTCTTCGGATGAGGCCTATGTTTTTTGGAACAGCGACCCAGATACTCAAGGAGATGCTTTGAAAGCTTCAGCAGGAGCTTTAGAAGAATACACGGGGATAAACAAAGCTGTTGCGGGAAGAAGGTATTTTAATGACTTTTCTAATCTAGATGGAAATACTGGAGGCAGACCAGGTTTAACTAGAACAGATTATGATTATTTCAGACCAGATGAAGCAGTACCGAAGCAAGTAAAACGAATTATTAAAAAAGCCGAGGATGTTTATCAAAAAGTAGGCTTGGTTAAAAACGTTATTGATTTGATGGGAGATTTTGGTGTTCAAGGAATTAAGATAGTTCATAAGAATAAAAGAATTGAAAGATTTTACAGGAACTGGTTTAAAAAGGTATCTGGCAAAGACAGATCAGAAAGATTTTTAAACAATCTATATAAGACCGGAAATGTTGTTATAAATAAACAGACAGGTAAAATATCAGCAAAAGTCAACAACAATTTATATAAAGCTATTGGTGTTGCAGACTTAAAAGTGGATTCGCTTTCTGACATTAAAGTGGAAAGAAAAGAAATTCCTTGGAGATATACTTTCATCGACCCTGTTTGTGTAGAAGTATCTGCTGGTTCTCTATCTTCTTTTGTTCATGAAAGACTTTATGAATTAACCTTACCAGCAGGTATTAGAAAAACTATTAATTCTCCCAAAAAC